TTAAAGGTAAAGGACTGCACATCGCATGGGCAATTGCCATGCGTGAGAGTGGAGGAAGGGCAGACGCGATTTCCTCTACTGGAGACTATGGTGTCTTTCAGTTCAATCGCGCAGCACACAGTAAGCAGCCTTGGTGGAATACCGAAAAGTTGCTTACACGCGATTATAATATTATGATCGCCTACGATATGTCTCAGGGTGGAAAAACCTTCTATCCTTGGGATATTGATGGAAAAGGTAATTGGAAGAAAACCTGGAGCACACATGGCTCTTATGCTTCTTATAAGAAGTGGTTTAATAAATATCCATGTAAGTAGCATTGTGGCGGGGTAGGAAACCTAATATGAATAAGGTGGCAACATTCCTACCCCGCTGCTGCTATAATTGGTGTCTCTAAAGGAGAATGATGGATAGCAAGGATATTGTTTTACATATTGAAGAAGTAAATAAGGTTGCCGCTGAATATATCAAAGGCAAAGATGCTTCTGCTATCTCCAAAGAACTTGACATTCCAAGAAATAGAGTTTTAAATCTTTTAAATGAGTGGCGAGAAATGATCGCCAACAATGAGGCCGTTCGCAGTCGTGCAAGAGAAGCACTTGCTGGAGCAGATCAACACTACAATCATCTTATTCGTCAGGCATATGAAGTTATTGAGGATGCCAACACTATGGCTAATCTTACTGCTAAAACAACAGCCATTAAACTCATTATGGATATTGAGGGTAAAAGAATTGATATGCTGCAAAAGGCTGGCCTGCTGGAAAATAAAGAGTTAGCAGATCATTTACTGGAGACTGAAAAGAAACAGGAGTTTCTTGTAAAAATTCTTAAAGAGGTTTCTGGAGAATGCCCTCGTTGCAGAAACGAGGTAGCAAGAAGACTTGCTCAGATTTCTGGTCCAGAAGAAGTGATTACAGTTGAACACTCTTAATTTTGATGATTTTTTAGACGCTCTTGATGATGATCCATTTGATGAATACCCAGTTGATGTAAGAACTTTTGTTCATGGGGAAACGTATCTGGGCCAACCAGAACTATCAGAAATTCAGTACGATGTTGTTGAGGCGGGTAGTCAAATATATCGTCTAGAAGACCTTATGAGATTTATGGATGATGTTCAGGCAAAACGGCACTATGACAAATATACAAAGAATGAAGTAATTCTTCAATGCGGCAAGGGCAGCGGAAAAGATTATGTTTCTACAGTTACAACTGCATATGTAGTTTATAAACTTTTATGCTTAAAAGATCCAGCAAAATATTTTGGTAAGCCTTCTGGTGATGCAATTGATATTATCAATATCGCTATTAACGCACAGCAGGCTCGTAACGTATTCTTCAAAGGCTTTAAACTAAAGATTGAAAAATCCCCATGGTTTGCTGGAAAATATGATGCCAAGGTAGATAGCGTAGAATTTGATAAGTCAGTTACAGTCTATTCTGGTCACTCAGAAAGAGAAAGCCATGAGGGATTAAACCTTATCTTGGCAGTACTTGACGAAATTTCTGGTTTTGCTCAAGAATCAATAAGTGGAAATGAAAATGCAAAAACTGGTGATGCAATTTATAAGGCATTCCGTGCATCAGTAGATTCACGCTTCCCTGATTTTGGAAAAGTACTTCTTCTTTCATTCCCAAGATATCAGGGCGACTTTATTTCTAAAAGATATGAAGATGTAGTTTTAGAAAAAGACACAGTGCTAAGACAGCATTCATTTTTAATTAATCCAGATCTCGGAGATATTGATGGAAATCAGTTCTCAATTGAATGGGAAGAGGATCATATAAAGTCTTATAAAGTTCCGAAGGTATATGCAATCAAAAGACCTACCTGGGATGTAAATCCAACAAGAAGTATTAGTGACTTTGAACAACTCTTTGTTGCAGATTATGGAGATGCAATTATGAGATTTGCTTGTATGCCTACGTTTTCTAGCGATGCGTTCTTTAAACAAAGAGATAAACTAGAACAGGCAATGACTCATAGAAATCCACTAGATAACTACCGTCGACTTGACGCGGCATTTGAACCAGATCCAGATAAAATTTATTTTGTTCATGCAGACTTAGCACAAAAACATGATAAGTGTGCCGTTGCAATTGCTCATGTTGATAAATGGGTAGAGATAAAATCTTTTAATGACTATAAGCAAATTGTTCCAATAGTTGTTGTTGATGCCATTGCCTGGTGGGAGCCAAGGAAGGAGGGTCCAGTAGATCTTTCAGAGGTTAAAAATTGGATTATACATTTGCGTAGATTAGGATTCAATCTTGGTCTTGTGACATTTGACCGTTGGCAGTCTTTTGATATTCAACAAGAACTAAAGGCTGTAGGAATTAAGACAGACACTCTTTCTGTTGCAAAAAAACACTATGAAGATTTAGCAATGCTTATTTATGAAGAAAGAGTTGCTATTCCACGAATTGATTTGCTTTTAGAAGAGATGAGTGAACTTAAAATTGTTTCTGATAAAAAGATAGACCACCCACGCAAAAAGTCAAAGGACTTGGCAGACGCCATGTGCGGGGCGGTATATGATGCAATCAGTCATACACCTCGTAATACTAATCAAGAAATATCAATCCACTCCTGGAAATCTCTTAATAAAAGTCATGAGAAACAAGATGAAATACAAAATCTTATTGAGCCACCCAAACCAACAAAAGAAATAAAAGAATATCTGACAAATATGGGATTGATGTAGTTGACACTAGAACTAGAAGAGGATATAATTTTCGCATGACTGCATTTATTATTGTTTCAATGATTTTGTTCATCCTATCTATGATAGGGAATATTATTTATATTATCAACCCAAATACAACCTTTAAAGGTGGCGCTGTGTTTGGTCTTATATGTTTTTCAGTCATGACTTCCTGGTCCATATTTTTGCTTATAACTTAGCACATAACGGCAGGTAGGCAAATTGGTTACGCCGCCAGTCTTATAAACTGGGAATACGATTGTGGGTTCAAACCCCACCCTGCCGACAAACATAATGGTATAATTTAATCATGGAAAAAGAGTTCGTTATTGATCAAGAAGATGTTGTAGTAGTGGCAATTGATGAAACAGAAGAAGAAACAGAAGAGTTTGATTATTCTGATATCTCTGATGATCAATTTACTTCTACCGATGAAAGTGAAATTGATTGGAGTTCTCTATAATGCCTAAACCAAGACCTCGCCTTTGTGCAGCAGGAGTAACCCTAAGAGATCAGGTAAATAAGAGGTGGGAGTCCAGAGATAAGGCTAGTGATGGTTGGATAGGAGATCAGCGCCATCAAGCAAATGCTGGATGGGGGACAAACGGAAAAGGATCTTACCACAATCCAGATCCCAACGGTATTGTTCATGCTATTGATCTAGATGAAGACTTTTTTGGCAAGGGCAAGGGTGGTCAAAAGGCCGCAATGGAATTTGCCCAACAACTTGCCACCTACTGCCGCGAAGGTAAGGACGGTGGAAGAATTGCCCATATCGTTTATGAAGATAAGGTAGCATCTGCTACTGCTCAGAATTGGCATTTCCGTGGCTCAGGATATGGTCATACACACCATATTCATATTAGTTTCACTAACAGGGCAGATAATGATGGTAGCAAGTTCAGGCTTCCAATCTTTGAGAATGAAGATAAGCCAAAACCACCAGCACCAGCACCAAAGCCAAAGCCAGAGCAGAAAGATCCTGACTATCCAGGAAGAACTGCTTTGCAATACAATAAGCGAAATGATGGTGTCAAGGACTTGCAAAAGCAATTAATTAAAAAAGGATTTAATATTCCTGCTGGACCAACAGGATTTTATGGAGATCAAACAGTTTCTGCGGTAAAGAAATTTTATTCTTCTATTGGAAAGAAGAAGGATGGAAAGTCTTTTGATCCAGGAGCATGGAATATTTTATGGGGAGTGAAGTAATATGCCAGTAGGTGGAGGAGGAAAACCAGCAGGAGGATATCGCGCTGGTAAAAAAGGATCATATGGATGTAAAGGATATCCAACTGTAAGTGCTGATGGAACAGTTCATGGCTGTCATCCAACCAAGGCCAAGGCACAGGCACAGGCCAGAGCAATTTGGGCAAGCACGGCACGAAAGTCTATACCAGAAGTAGAAAAAGCAATGGTTGCTGAAGGAGATTTTGTAGCATTTATTTGTCATGATGGGGAGATGAAGGTGGGTCGTGTTGAATATGTAATGACAAATCCTGGCTGGCTTGGAATGGAAGGGTCAGAGTATGCTCTTGAATATATAGAAAATGACAAGCCTTTGATTATTCGTCTTTATGAAGAAGAAGACGGAGCGTGGGAAGAAGAAGAGTATGTTGTCTATCATAGAATGTCTGAGGTTGTAAAAATTGAGTCAATTAAAGTGGTTCAAGAAACCGAAG